CGAACAGTACGAGAACTGCAGCAAGAAGGCCCTAGTTGGACAGGTAGATTCTCTAACTCATGGAAGATTGAGACACCAGACGGACGTTCATTTAAAGGTTCTGGACAACCAGGCGAGCCACAGCCGCTGCCTGTTCCAGCATTGACCGGCCCGCAAGCTTTAAAAGCAGGTATAGCTAAAGACCGTACTGTATTTACTATTTCAAACTTCAGTCCTTGGGCTGGACAAGCGGTTGATTTTGTAGACGACCATTTTTACAGGCCGACACCGAAACCACAGACACAACTCGGTTTAAAGAAGTGGGAAGAGTCAGGTTTGGCACGCCCTAAAGAACCCCATAAGCGATACGACATCTACTCAGAAAGTGATCCGGGTAACGCTTCACGTACCGCAGATCAAGACTGGTTTACTACGTATGTCACTAGCGGCAAGCTTGATAAAACTATTACTTTTGAAATGGACAATATGTTTAGGTCTCTCCCCAACCGCTTTCGCTAAAAATGAACTACCAAGCCATCCGGGCTGCAGTCGAGCAGCCCCTTCTAAACGCCTTCAACGCACTGTCCCCCGCAGTGCCGGTGTTTTTCGACAACACCACGGCTGCACCCAAAAACATCACAACAGAATACGTGCGTGTCAATGTAACGTTTGGTATCACGAACGAACCAACACTGACCGGCAGCGTCGATTTTGCGCGTGGTGCGGTGGTTATCCGCGTATTTACGGAAAAAGGCCAAGGCCCAGCACGCAACCAAACCCTCTTAAACACAGCAGTAAATGTTTTAGAAACCCTTAACGCAACCGCAAAAACAGGTAGCGGCGTATTTTTCCGCGTCGGTGAAATTGAAGGACCGGCATTCTCGGCTGGCGAAACATCACCCCACTTCATGGGGCGCATTGAGACAGGCTATAAGGCCACTGTATTGAGTTAGTAAAAACAGCTATCCTGTAAAAAGCCGGGCAGTGCCCGCAGAAAACCCATTCCCTGGTACGCCAATGGCCGCCACCGTTCTGTCCGGCACCTCGGGTGCCCTTTACTACACACCTGCTGGCACGCGAGGCCAGTTCGCTACCGCTGCTGTTGACACTAGCGGCGACACGATTACGGTAGACCCGTTTTTGGGTTTTCGTGTTGGCGACCCTGTTAAATTCAGTGTTGTAAACTCTTCAACCGGCGCAGCAGGAACCGGGACTCTCCCTGCTGGTATCGTCGCTGGTACGGTTTATTACGTTATTGCGTACACGCAAAGCACTGGTGTACTGCAAGTTTCCGCTACTGAAGGCGGCTCCACCATTACGATTACCGATGCTGGCACAGCTACCAGCCCCAACATTTTCCAGGTCGATTACAGCAATTTTGCCTCAGTTGCTCAGGTACGTGAGTGGAGTTTTGACATTACACGTGACGAAATTGATGTCACGACGATCGGCAAGACTCCGGGTGAATTCACCCCGTTCCGTACTTTTATCGCTGGTTTTGCCGACGGTTCAGGTAGCGCCACTGTTTATTTCACGGATAATGACGAGTCTTTGGCTAACCGCATGGTTGAAGACGTCATCCGCCGTATTCAAACCGGCTGTAAGTTGAAGCTCTATACAGACCAAGTGTTTACCAGCGGAACGTTGGATGACACGAAGAGCCGCTCGATCGAATTTGAGGCAAACCTGTTGTCTGCCAACTTTACGATCAACCCAGACGACGCTCAGTCAGTAGAAATCAACTTCCGTCCTACCACCAGCCCCACTTTCGACTTGTCGAAATCCTGATACTCTAAAAACTACCAAAAGCACAACCCCGGTTTACCACCGGGGTTTTTTTGTTGCACAGCCCGCTACAGTAAGGCCATACACCCTCAAAACAAATGCCCGCTTCTACTCTGCGTGCGATTGACCGCCTCCGCAAAGCAGCCAACCTAGAGCCCGTCAAAAAAGAAGTCGAACTCTCGGATGGAACGATTTTCGAGATGTACGTTACGCCGCTGACGATGGCCGAGCGTGAGCGTGCCCAGCGCAACGCCAAGTCTGACGACGCAAATGCGTTTGCGTTACAGCTTTTGATTTCAAAAGCCCAAGACGCCAACGGCCAAAAGCTGTTTAGCGCAGGTGAAATTGACGTGCTGAAGAACGAAGTCAAAGACAAGGATCTGCAAGCTCTGATGCTCGGCGTTTTGACTGACGACGAAGCAGCAGAAATGGACCCAAAATCCTGAGCGCAGAACTTCGTAAGGACAACTGGCTCATGCTGCAGTTCGGCGTTGCCAAAGAACTAGGCATGAGTCTGTCCGAAGTTCGCGCCACCATGACCCCCGAGGAGTTGATTGGCTGGAGCGCCTACTTCAAGGTGATCAACGACGAGCAGCAAAAGGAAATGGATAAAGCACGCCGCCGCCGCTAAAGTAAGAAAACAGGTACGTCGGTCTGGCTGTGGCTTACAGAGCTGAAATTGAGATCGGCGTAAAGGGCGCTCAGAAGTTAAGAGAATTACGCAATACCGTAGAAGAACTTTCTAATAAAGTAGAAACTTTAGATGGACTTGCTGACGCATTTGAAGCACCTATTCAAAGTATAAAAAACTTTAACAAGACACTTGCAATAGCCACGAAAAATTTACGTTTAGCGGAAGTCGCTTCAGTAGATGAAGCAGAAGCTATTAAACAGTATGTGACTGCTCTTGGCGAGTCTAACGCAGCCAGAGTACGCCAAAACAGGTTAATTGACCAGCAGATAGCAAAACAAACTGCAGCCAACCAAGTTGTTCGGCAAGCATCCACCGGCTTTTCAGCAGCCAGGTACGGACCTCAAGTACCGGCTGGCACAGGTAGACAAGGCGATCCAGAGTTTGCCTCATCACCTATTGAGCAGCGCACACAAAGGTTACTCCAAGTTCAACGCGATCGGCTTACTTTAGAGCAAGCCTTACTAAACCTGCAAGAGCGTAAGGCAGACGCAGTTTTTGAAGAACTAAGAAATAACGAGGCCCTGGTTCGTAGTGCAAATGAGGCAAAACTGCTTGCAGCCGAGGCAGCTGGCCAGCGCCCGCAAAGCCAACTATCCCTTGCTGGCGGCAGACGTCTTGCAAAAATCGAAAGTAAAGAGCGTACGGAAAATCTTGCTAAGCAGGCGGTTCAAGAGGGCAAGGCTAATCAAGATGCTTTTAACCAACGCCGACAGTACGCCGACGAGATTTTCCGTATTGAGCAAGAATTTAACAAAAGACTTAGAACTCAAGAAATCGATTCTCTACTAAACCAGTTTGAGTTAAAAGAAAGACTTCAAACACGGGTCTTTAACAAAGCACTAGAGCAAGACAAGATTCAGGGGCAGCAGTTTGAGCAGGAGCTTGAAAATAGAACAACTAAAAGACTTGAAGCTGCAAAAAAAGTAAACACCGAACGCACGCGAAGAAGAGCAGCGGAATACAGGCTAGAGCAACGGCGACAAAAAAGAATTGAAAAAGCTCGTTTAGACACCGAGGCCAAAGTAGCCGCTCGCCGTAACAATGCCTTAGGAAGTGCCTTAATCGGTGGCGCATTCCCGCTGTTGTTTGGTCAAGGTATTGGTGCAGCAGGCGGCGGCCTTATTGGTGGCGGTCTTGGCGGACTTGCTGGGGGCCAGTTCGGCTTCGCTTTATCTCTGGTTGGTACGCAAATCGGTAAAGCCGTCGATAGCCTGAGTTTACTAGGCCAAGAACTGAACAGTCTAAACCCGGATGTAGGCAAAATCAGCGAAAGTCTAGGTATTGCTGGTACGGAAACTCAGCAGTATATTAATGCGTTGGTTGCAGCTGGTCGTGAGCAAGAAGCTGCTGCATTTGCGACATCAGAATTAGCTGCTTTGGTAGGTAATGAAGGTGTAAATGCACTAAAAGAGTTTGGTGCTGATACGCAAAATCTTGCGAACGAGTTTACCCGCGCCATGACCATTATGGGCGTTGCTATAGCCGAAATTATTAACAGAACAGGTATTTTAAAAGCTATAGCAGATCAAGTAGGGCGAGCCAATTTATTTAGACAAGCGCGTGAGTCTACAGACGCCGCACAACAAGAACGCTTTGCTGAATTTGATAGATTAGGCTATGGAGGTATTGAAGGTGGTAGTGGTCTAGATGCTGCAAAACGAAGAGCTGAACTGGAGCGTGAGATTATAGAAAATCAGCGTGTTTTAAACACCCTTAAAAAAGAAGGTTTAGACATTGATGGTGTAACAAAACTTCTTACGGACGAACAGGCACAGCTACAAAACGTACAAGCAAACACCTTAAGAGCGCAGATACAGCTTGAAGCAGCCAATGGCAGTATTTTAGATGATAATGTATTTGCTTTAAAAGAAGCCGTTATACAGCGCCAAAACGAGGAAGAGTTACAGGCAGCTATAAACGAAGGTTTAGATATAGAAATAGTTGGTTTAAAGTTAAAGCTTGCTCTTTTAAAGCTAAGTGCTGAGCGACGTACTGCTGAGCAAAGAGCTGCTGAAAAAGCAGCTAGAGAAGCGGAACGAGCTGCGCGGGAAGCCAAGCGCATACAAGATGAAGCAGATAGAGCAGCGCGTGCAACCCAGGCACTCAGTATTGAGCTGC